ATCATGTGACAACCTCCATAAACACAAATGGTCCACTCCATCCCACTTGGTCTCTGGCATTGATAATCCACTCTGGAAAACTCACACAGATTACAGTATAACTTTCATCAGTGCCAGGATTGGTGTTGCCATAATACCAAGGAAACTTGGCATAGGGTATTGATATTGTAGCAGTTTGATAACGATCCAATGCTTCTGCTGCTATGATGTTGGTGCGTAGATCAGTCCATGGCACACCATCTGGTAAACGAACTTCTATGCGACGAGGCTGTGTGCCTCTGCTGACAGCACGAACTAGGCCGTTTCTAGCCTGTGAACTAGCCACTATTCTTTTTCTGTTAATGCTGAGTTCACTAGCATTGTCTATGATCCATTGAAAACTCATGATTATCTCCTTGTGGCTATAGTTGAACGACCTTTTTCAGCCACAGCGTGTATAAATGCTGGATCTCTGGCCAACATCTGTTTAAAACTCATGGCATCTACAGCATTGATGTTATAGTTGACCACTGTGCCACCCATGCCCATTGGTGTTACTGAAGCAGGACCAGTGACAAATTCTGGACCACGTTCACCAACAACACCAAACTTGCCTGCGGGTATAGTTCCACCATTGGCAAAGAATCCAGCAAAGAAATTACCAATAGTGCCAAAGATATTGCCACCACCACCGCCACCTACAGCACCAAATAACTGTGCGATTAACTTGCTGACTTGACTGCGTAGTAGTTCTTCTGCTAGGCTGGCCACAAATCCACGCCATTCAAACTTGCCTGTTTTAGCAAAGCCCACAATGGCATTTTCCATACCTTTGGTAGCATTTTGAAAGAATGACTTGGCATTCTGTGCGGCATTGGTAGCATTTTCAGCATACTCTTGAAATGCTTCTTTCCATCCTTGACTGAAACTACGCTGTTGTTCATAGGTCTGTTCTGCTTGACGTTGACGTTCTTCTGTGATACGTTTTTGTGTTGCTTCAACAGTTTCCAATGCTTTGGCAAAGCCCATGGCATCAGTGATATCACCTTCTGGTCCTGTAAACTGTTCTGCCACACGTTCTTTAGCGGCACGAGCAATACGTTCTTCTTCACGACGAATGTCTTCCAACTGTCGCTGTAGAGGTGTAAGTTTTAGATTTTCTAGACCTTGAACACCTTCACGAAGTCTATCCAAGCCACCACGCATATAGTCGCCTACAGTTTCACTTACTGCTCTACGCTGTTCATCTTGTTTGGTCAGTATTTCAGTCCAGTAGGCCATCTCTCTAACAGCCAACATTTCTTTAATACGATCACTGACAGCCTGTTGTCTCATTGGCTCTTGTTCAGCAAACTGTTTTGATATCAGACTCAGCGCCTTGTCTAGTTCTTTCACTGTGGCCAATTCTAATTCATTGGCTTTGATACCTTTGTCTATGATAACTTGACGCTGTGCCAACAGTGGTTGAATGGCTTTGAGATAGGCTTCTTGTGCGGCTGCTGTTTCTTCTTCAACTAATTTTTGCTCTTCACTTTGTCGCATTAGACGTGTTTGAAGTTCAAACTTCTTTAGTTGTTCTGTGGTCTGTAATTGATAATTTGAGACATTCTCAGCAATCTTTTGCTTTTCTCTGGTCAGTGCTTCTTCAAACCATGCTTGTGTTTCACGACGCTTCTGTGCGGCTGCTTCTTGACGTTTACGTTCTTCGTCTGCGGCCTGTGCTCTGGCTTTGAGCCTCTGTGTTTCTGCGGCATTTTCACGTTGAACACTAGGTGGAGGTGCCAGTCCTAATTTTTCACCTAGCGCATCAATGGCAGCACCCAGTCTAGGGAATGATTCTTTGGTCCAACGTTCTAGTCCTGAAGCAGCATTATCAAACCATGACTTCATGTCTCTGCCAGTTAACACTTCCAAGGCAGCATCTAGTGCCATAACCGCAGGCACAACTATCAATGCCGCTGGTCCTAATGCTCTAAAGCCTGCGATGATAAATGGCAAGCGTTTTTCAATTAACACAGCCAGTGTGGTTGCCAGTGCGGCAAATATGCCTGTGCCCTTGGCAAGATCTTTGGTCAATCCACCCCACTGTATTTTTAAACTGGTCATTGTGCCTGCCAGTGTGGCAAAGCCTCCAGCAGCCATGATAGCATAGCCTTTTAATGCGGCAAATCCTGCGCCTAGAGCACTTAATATTTTTAATGTGCCTGCCAATGCGGCCAATGCCACACCAATGTCAACCACAGCCTTGGTAAACTTTTCTACTGTTTCTGGTTTTAGGTTAGCCACAAACTCACTGATAGGTTTCAATGCTGACAAGAGATTGGTTTTAAAATCTCCCATGGCATTGGCAAAGTTCTGTTCAGCATCAGCGGCTGCTTTGATAGCGGCAGCACTGGGTCCTGCTCGCTGTATGAATCCATCAATGCCATCATTGAGTTGTCTAAAGTCTACTGAATTAAATGACTTGCCAAATATGGCCATACCAAGAGCAGTTCGTTTGGCATTGTCATCTATTTTGGCTAGACCTTGAATGGTTTTACGCAGTAGATCTCTTTCACTCAGTGTGCCCACATCATCTAAACTGATGCCCAGTGCGGCAAATGATTCCTGTGCCTTGCGATTGCCTGTGCTGACATCATCAATGTAGTTGGCAAAACGTCCAATGGCAGTCAGTGCTCCTTCTGTGGTGCCACCAGCCGCTGAAACTGCCTTGCTAAATCCTACCACAGCATCTAGAGCAATGCCACTGGCACTGGCCACATCATCTAGTGATGCCGCATATTGAACAGCATTAACAGCCAATGCTCCTAGGCCTAGACCAGCAATGGCAGTTTTAAGACCATTAAAAGTGGTGCTGACTTTGCTGACTTCTGCTTGTAATTTTTGTAATGATTGTATGCCCTGTTGAGCATCTACTTGGACTTGATATTTTAAATCGCCAGCCATGATTATTTCCTTATGATTTGATCAAGACGACGTTGAATGTAGTCCTCAGTGGGCTTGGTCATACCATCAGGTGCTTGACGGCTGCCGCCTTGATCTAGTATTTGTGCGTAGGGGTAATTGGCCTTGATAGTGTCGCCTTGTAATTTGGTGCTGCGACGAGCATGGCCTGTGCGTTTGGGAGTTGTTTTCACAAAGAAGTTATAGGCTTCTTGTGGAAGACGATCCAACTTACTTTGTATTTGACGTAGACTTGCTGTCATTCCGTCATTTAATTTACGCACAGCCACTATTTGCTCCTTACACGATCTATCATAGCCTTGAGTTCACTCTGTGTCATTTTAGGTGCTGGAGCAGGTTTTCCACTGTGTTTGGCTTCTGCTTGCTCTCGCTGATGTCGCTCCCAATTGAGAGCGATATCCATTACTAAAATATCCAGTGTGTCTCCACGCTGAACAACTTCACTGGGTAAACAATGATACCTAGTGGCCAAACTGTCCAACATGATCGCACGCCGTAGATCTGGACTGTCTGGGTCTAATTCAGCGTTTAAAACTTTCCCAGGCCTTCAACGATCTTGGTGATCACTCTCATCATAATTTTAGTAGGCAGCGTGGCATCCTGCTCTAACACAGGTTTGCCTTCTTCATCTAACACCAATTCTTTAACAGCATCAATGACGCTGCCATAGTTGTTGTGGTCAATGTTGGCCATTTTAATAAACATGGCCATGGGCTGGCGATCCCATGTGTAGAATTCTACGGGTTCACCAAACTCACTGACAATGTCTTCATCGTCAATGACTACTTTGATTAGTTGGGGTTTTGCTGATAGTTGGGAAAGTTTCATCTGTTAATCTCCTTGTCTGTTAATCATTGTATTAGCAATGGCCAATACGAAACTTAATCTATTCTGTGCTTTTTGAATGTCATCTCTGGCACAGCGTAATTCATTTGTGGCCTTGGCAATTTCAGCCAGCACACTCTGTAGTAATTCTTTGTCGTTCTTTGAATCTATAACGTTCATATCTTTGAATCCTATATACTATTTAACTCTAGTAAAGAAAAAGGGCCCTATAATGAGCCCTTTTACACAATCTAATTTTGAATTAGGTTGCGTCTGTTACTGTGTAGTCACCAGTTACAGTGATAGTGATTGGTGTTACCCAAACTGGACTATCTGCTGAAACTGTTGGTGCTAGACCAGTGATATAACCTTTGCCGTTGATCACTTTAGTTGCGGAGCCATCATCATTGTCTCCTAACTGTAGATCAAATTCAACAAGTGTTTTCTCACCGCTGAGACCAAAGATGCCTTTAGCAGCCGCAGTTGTGCCTGAGCCTGTGCCAAAGAATGTTACTTCGTCTAGCACAATGTTCATGCTCAAACTGTTGGTAGCAGTAGTGGCAATCTGTTTCTTTGAAGCACTGTCTAACTGTGTCCATGTGAACACGTCGTTGGCAGCGTTTAGGGTGACGTCTTGTAGTGCTGGAATTGGTAGACCTGTGGCATCAGCAACTTTGCTGATACGATGGATCTTCAATGTAACCTGAGCACCAGATACGCCTGGACTTGGATTAATGTAAGCCATGATTCTTTCTTCCTTATGTTAATTTGGTAAATCTAAATTCAAACTCTGTGATCATTTTGTCTTCATCGTAACTGGTAGTGACATCCACTTCTCTGCGGTTTACACCTTGAATAGCGGCAGCATTTCTAGCCAGTTTCATTGAGGCCGTTAATGAACTGTAGTTTGAGGGTAATTGTTTTGCGTCTGTGCTAAAGTAGACACGAACTGATGTAGTTTCAGCGTTGATGATTAGTCCGTTAAGTGTGGCAATCACAGTATCCTGTGTGATCTGTTCTTGATCCACATAGACAGTCTTCATATTTTTTAAGTATAAAGCCTGACCACTAGCATCAAAGGGACGCTCATCACTGAGTCTAAATTGACCCAATGATAGACCTTTAATGTAATCGTAAATGGCTGTTCTCATCTCACTCTCTTTAAGTTATAGATACCTGGTTGACGTTCTGCTTGTGTGATTGCTCCACTGCCGTCAAAGTCATACCAGTCTCCAGCAGTTACTAGTTCTTCAAAGAGGTTTTCACTTCTTTGTTTGTAGTAACCCATCTTTCTGCGTTCTGCTGAGTCTTCGTTAGAAAAGTCAGCAACATTGGGCAATACATAATCTGCCAATGCCATACAAACACAGAGTTCAGTGAAATCGTTGTAACGATCTTTGATCTTTGATGGATTCAACGCTGGAATATCAGCCACAGTCATGATGTTAGCACCACTACGTTTTACATAGTAATCCTGCCACCATGCTGTTGTGCGTAACTTTGATAAGATACGCTCTGTGGCTCTTATGAGTTGTGCTTCAACTAGGTCATCAGTAAGGCCTTCATTAGCATCAAACAGTCGTTGATCAGCGTCAATGACATCTTGATACTCAGCGAAACTTGTTACGGTTGTGCCTGATTTAATGAAAGCCATTTCATATCTCCTTGATTACAGAGCCGCGTCACCAGTGATCTTAACACCGTGACTGTTCTGGAGAATAGCAGCGCCAGCAACAGCCTTGAGCACCACGTCTGTGGCACGCTCTTTAGGAAGATACAACTCATTCATTTCAATTGAACCACGCATTGCGTGACCAATAGCAGAACCAGCAAATACAGCACCAATAGCGTCATCTGAACCGTCAACTGTTACCAAACCACTTTCGTAAACTTGGATACCAGCGATGTTACCAATGTAGAAGCCGCTTAATACGTTGTTACCAACATTGCTCAATGCTGGGATTGTAGAAGCACCAGCGTTGGTCAATACTTTCTTAACATTGTAGGCTTGACGTGGGTGTAATACAGCGTAGAAAGGACCAGTCAACTTGTTGCTACGTAGTGTGGCAGCAGCCTTTAACAATGTGTCAACAGTTACTTCACCGCCAGCACCTGGACCAACTTCTGTGGAGAAACTTGTGAACAGGCTGAATACCTGCTTGTCCATGCTTTCAGCAATAGCACGACCACTTTGGTCACCAATTTGTGTGAAAACATCGCTGTAAGAACTGTCACGTAACATGTCAGTAACTTGATGATAAACAACGTGCTCACCAAGAGTGATTGAAGCAGAGGTTGTGTTTGTGTCCTTGGCAGTGGCGGCTGATTCGTCAGTGATTAATTCAGCACTGATACCAGACCATACTGGAACTTGTAGAATTTTACCAGCGTTAACTGGTGCGTCAAAAACGGTGACCATCTGACGTGCTACTGAATTTTCATAAGCAGCAAACTGAGCAGCGACCACCAGGTTAGCGAATAATTCGCTGTTAATAGAACTTGTGTTAGCCATGATTAAAAATCTCCTTGATTATTAGGCGTTAAAATGTTATCTGCCTTTGCGGGCATTGGCATAGATCTTTCTATGCTCTGGATTCTTCATATCCAACTTTGAGAGATCAACATTAGCATAATCACTGGGCAAGTGACTGCTACGAGTGTTAGTGGTAGCGGGAGCAGGTTGAACAAAGTGTGGATTACTTGATAGGAATTCCTTCACCAAGTCTTCTACACTCAATGGAGCGCCTTTGTCGTTGTAACGCACAGCACCCTTGCCATCTACTACTTCTACTTCACCTTCACCGTTTAGTCTTACATTATTATTGAGTAGGGCTTTGACCTGCTCTGGAGCCACTGCTCGCATATTAGCGGCAGCACTCAACAGTGGAGTGTTGACCTTATACTCTTTAATAACTGAGTCTCTCTTTTGGATTTCTAAATCCTTCTTTTGCGCTAGGTCTTGTAGAACCTTCTCAAACTCACCACGCTTGACGTGTTGCTCAGTTTGTCGCTTTTCTGCTTCTAACTTGAGTTCACGTAGTTGTTCAATGTCACCAAGTTCTGAATAAGTGTTTAATTGCTTTTCATACTTTTTAGCAATGGCACTTTTCATGCCTGCCATGTGACGATCAAATTCTTCTTGTGTGTAAGTTTTAGTTGCGCTGGCCAGATTTTCAAGATTGTCGCCTGTGGTATCTGTCACCATGTTTGTTGCCAATGTATTGTCAGACATCGTTGCTGTGCCTCCTTAATTGAGTTAGTGTATTATTTATTGATATCTCAAGATATCAATACTTTTTAGGTGGTTTAGGACGCTTTTTGTTTTTAGCAGTCCTCATACCTCTTTGTGGTAATGGATTATTCATCATTTGCTCCTTGAGTTACCTTTCTTTTTTGCTGCTGCTTGGCTGGCTTTTATAGCCTGTGCCTGACGAACAGCCTGTGCTCTAGTAGGATATACTTTACCACTAGTGCCATATTGAAAACCTTTGCCACCTCTTGGGCCTGTTGCTTTGTGTATGGGCATAGACTAGTCCTTTAAAATTGGGAGTATACGATCTCCC